CCCCACCGTGACATGGGGGGGGTCACTGGTTCGAGTCCAGCTAGTCGCACCATATATTTATTTCGAACCATATCAAACCCTCTCAAATGAGGGTTTTTATTTAGCTAAATCAAGCTATTAGCCGTTTTAGCTCTCTTAATCCCTATCAAGCTCTATCATTCCATCTCATAAATTTGGTATTATATTTGGTAAGTATTTTAAGTGATTTTTCTATTTGTAATACCAAAAAGCCGACATAATACCAAAATCACTTATTGTTTTTCCTATTTTGTAATACCAAAGGGGATTATATGGCGGTTTCGGTAAAACCATTAAGCAACTCAGAAATCAATAATGCTAAGCCAAAAGAAAAAGATTATTCATTATCTGATGGCAGCGGTTTATTTTTATTAGTAAGAGTAACAGGATCTAAAATTTGGCGTTTCCAATATTACAAGCCTTTTACAAAAAAAAGAACATTGATCAGCTTGGGGGCTTTTCCTGAGATTTCATTAAAAGAGGCAAGAGAAGTTAGAGATTTATATCGTTCATTGCTTGCAAAAAATATTGATCCGCAAGATTATCGCTTGCAACAGACACAACAGGCATTAAGTGAACAAAAATTCACATTATCAGCGATGGCAAAAGAATGGCTTTTACTCAAACAGAATGAGGTAGATACTGGGCGATTAAAATTAGTGACATTTCAAGATATTGGTAAGCGGCTAGATCGTCACTTACTAAAAATATTAGGGCATTATCCTATCTCAGACATTTCAGCTCCATTAGCCATTGAGAAATTAAAACCATTAGAAAGAGAAGGGAAACTTGATACACTTCATCGCATGATTGGCTATTTGAATCAGATTATGGTTTATGCGGTTAATCGTGGAGTTATTCAATACAACCCAACCGCTGACATTGGACGGGTATTTATTAAGCCAGTTGCGGAAAATAATCCAACGATTAGACCCGAAGCATTACCCCAATTATTTACTAATTTACAAGATAGTACGCTAGAAATTGAAACACGCTGTGCATTAGAGCTTTTGCTATTAACTGCAGGACGTGCAGGTGCAATTACGCAATTAGAATGGCGAGAAGTCGATCTTGAAAATGCTTTAATCGAAATCCCGAAAGAAAAAATGAAAGGCAGACAAGGAAAGGTACAGGATTTTACTTTACCGCTTTCTTCGCAAGCAATAAATGTATTGCGGTTATTACAAAAGTTGAATCGTTACAATAGCTCTTTTGTGTTTCCAAGTAAGAAAAATCCTCATCAACCTATCTCGAAAGAAACGCCAAATAAGGCATTGAGTCGGATTGGTTATAAGAATATTTTAACGGCACACGGCTTGCGTTCGATTTTTAGTACTGTGATGAATGAGGCTGAGTTTAATAGCGAAATAATAGAGGTATGTTTAGCTCATTTTGAATATTCCTCCGTGCGTGGCACATACAATAAAGCAAAGTATATGCCACAAAGGATCGAATATATGCAATGGTGGGGAGATTTTGTCGAAAAATCGACAGAGGGGCGAGCATTGATGTGCTGCTAATTGTTATAGCCTCCTTGCTCAATAAATTCAATATACTCTTTAATCTGAATATCCGACCAAAAGTTCTTCCCTCCAACCAGTTTAGGTTTGGGGAAGAATGGATCGCTATCTAAGCGTCTATAAATCGTTGCCACACTCACATCGAGTATATTTGCAACGGATTTTAAATTATATAATCGGCGTTCTATTTGTTCCATTATTTCTCTCCAAATAATAACGCCCTTAAAACTAAGGGCGTGGGTTTATAGAATCATTTTGGCGAGTTGGTTAAAGGCAGCGTAGCCTTTTTTCCAGTATTCGATGTTGCCTGTTTGGGCGAAGTTGTGCCAGTACCATTTGATTTGTAGGCGGAGTTGTTTTTCAGTCATTATGCATTCCTCAAATTTGGGGTGTGGGAAACCGCCTCACGTTGTTTTATGTGAGGTCGGTTGAGTATTTAAGGATTATTTAAATACTGCGACTGAGGTTGCGGATTCGTTGTAGTGTCCGATTGCAAGCGGTCGGCGATTGGTGCAGTTGATGCGGTCGTTAATTTTTCTGACGGCTGGGTTGGTGGTGCGAATATATCGCTGAACCACGTCCAAGTTAAATTCTACGCTGTTTTGCTGATGACTACGGAATGGGCGTAGCACGTTCATTAGGGTTTCAACTCTTTCGGAGAACCTTGTTACGGCGTAGTAGAAGTTCTGCCAGTCGAGCCACTCTTGCTCGGTTAGCTCCAGATTATCCATTCGGTCAATCGGGGCGTAGCTGTTACCGAGTGTGGTTAGAAAGTTGATGGCAACTTCAAATTGTGAGGGTTTGAGTTGGTCGTATTTGCTCACTTTAAACAGGCTTTTAAGTTGGCGATAGATTTCTGCGTAACTCATTCCTGTGCGGTGATGAGCTTTCACGACTGCCTCTTGGATTGCTTGCTGTTGTTCTGGGTTGAGAGTATCTCCACCTTTGTGTAGGTTTAAGAACGCTCTTAATACCACTAGATGGAATTTTGGGCTAATCCACATTGCGTAGGCTATTACAAGTTCTTCGCAAGCGTAAGTGCTTGGATTTTTACCGCCTCTGACTGTTTTTACTGGCAAAGTACAGATCTGTACTTTGTCATTTTCAATTTCAGAAATAAGATCTTTGGTTTGATCTAGACGTAAGAATAAAACAGGTTTATGTTTTTCATCACCACCACTAGCTTTGTGTAAGTCAGTTAATGAAAAGAGATTATCTAATTGACGAATAGAAGTGTCTAGAATTGCTAAGTTTGACATAATTTTTTATCCTATGAGTAATTTTACAAAACCCTACTGTTGAGATAGGGCGATCGGGTGCTTCAACACTGCTCATAGACAGCCTTTCGTTTTCCCTTTCGGTATTATATGTACGAAACGCCACCCGATCATAAAATCAGGATAAAAAAATACCGCACTTAATGCGGTCTGTTCCGCTATGAGTCATTGGTGTGTTGAGCACCGTTAGCGGAATAATATAACAAAAAAGCCTGTGTTGTAAACAGGCTTTATCAAATTCTTTCATTTTCAATTTAGTAGGGTGATCGAGGGTCAACTTACCGCGTTCAGACGGCGGAGCTTATTCCAATGTGTTGTATATCGCTCTCTCGCCCCGATCATTGATTTACTAAATACACAGATCTGTGTATTTGCAAATTTTAGGCATAAAAAAACCGCTATGCTATCGGGTGCGGGATACCGCTGAACGTGTTGTAAGTGCGGTAATCATAATCCGATGTGAGCGGTGTTGTCAATAAAAAAATCCCACGTTGTAAAGTGGGATTTGAAAACTATTTATTCTTTAATTTTTATAAATCATCAACGCTTAATGGATTTGATTTCCAGCGTAAAACAAGAATTTCTAAATCTTTAAATAGCGTATCTTTGCGTTCTTTATCTCGAATACTCATTACTGTTGGTGATACAGCATCCCATAACTTTATAAAATTTGAGCAATGTAAGCGTTTAAATAACTGTTCATCTAAAATTCCGTGATTCATTGCTGAAGCGTAAAACTCGTAACGATTTAATACCAGTAGAAGCGAGCTGCGTTCATTCGCCCGTTTTCCATCTTCATTTTGGAAAACGATAAACAACTGATTTCTATCCTCTCTAACTAAGGTGAAAATCATATTACTGGCTTCAACAAGATCTTTATCTTGATAATCACCTAAAACAACATCAAGTGTAGCTCTTTCTTTTGATGTTTTACGGGTTGATGTTATTGTGCAAACGGCAATGATAGCGGAAATAAAAATGACCGCACTTTGTGTGACTGAAGTCCAATCTTGCAGGGTTAATCCACTAAGATCAATCGGTTTATAGTATTCTTTGAAAAGCAAAAATCCGCCAATAAAAAAAGAGATTAACGATAGTGATAACGTTAACCCCTCTTTTCTTTTTGCTGCCTTAAGCCGTTTGATAATTTTAGCCATTCCAACCTTCATTTAAATTTAAACTTTTCATTGTTACCTCCTATTCTTTTAGACTAAAAAAGCCCACTAAAGTTTAGTAAGCTCAATTATAATCTATGATTTTCGTTAAAGAACAATGATTACTGTCACTAATCAATTTGGAAACATCAATTCCCGACTTTCTGTTGAAAGTGGGGGTATGATAATCCGATGTGAGCGGTGTTGTCAATTAGATTTTATTCATCAATCAATTCTTTGGTCTTTTGGGGAATGTCATTTACTTGTCCTTTAATTCCATCAACGGCTTTGTCAAATCGTTTGCCTACACCATCAATGATGGTTTCTAGAGGTGTACTTTTAAGATCTTTTTCAAAGACTTTTGTCGGATTAGCACCTAGATTCTCTACTGCAATCTGTAGTAATTGCTCTTCCAATGCTGGTGATTGCTCTTGAACTTGTTTTCTATATCCTTCAAATGCCATTGCCGAAGAATATTTGTAGCCATAATCTTCTCTTAGGAGGAATAAATAGGCTCGCTCTTTGGATTTAATCCACGCAACAATCAAGAAAGGCAATGATATTGCTGATTTAGCAAAGAATTGTATCCAATCGAATGTCGTTTGGACTTGTCCATCTGATATAGTTTGGGTAACTAAGCTGGAATTAAACCCCCATAATGAAATACCTGCAGTGATAATCAGCGAGCCAATTAAAAATCCGTCTGCCCATTTCATTTTAGTATTAATGTCATCAGCTTGTTTTTTGAATGAACCCGCCATACTGGCACGGTTGGCATCCTCAATGATTTCTTGAATTTCTTCTTTCTGCTTTTTGAATAAGTTGATCATTGTTTCGATTTCCTTATGGTATTGTTCTATTTTAGGCTTGGCTTGTTCTGCTGTATTAGCAAGAGTGCTGATATTACCCAAAAGTTTTTTGGCAGTATCAGAATCAGCAGCTAAATTATCTTTGATAGGCAATAATTCTGTGTGCCATTCAGTAATTTGTTCTGCTTGCTCTTGTGCTTCTTCATAAGCGGTTTGTAGCGTAGAAAGCGTGCTTTGTAATTTTGCAAGCTCCTGTTTATCCTCAATCAGTTGTTCCTCTAAAGCAATATGCTCAGATAAATTTGCTTTAATTTTAGTAACATCTGCCGAAATTGCCTGTCGCTCTTCCTCACTCCGTAATTCACCTTTCACTTCAATTAAATAAAGTTCTTTAATGGTTAAACGTAGCTTAATTAAGTGAGCAACAAAAGCAAGAGTATCTCTTTTAGGCCATTGTTTAGACTTTCTCTCTTTGGTAATTATCTTTTCAAGATTTTTAATGAGTTTAAGGCAAACATATTTAGCATAAGCAATTTCTAACGGACGATTTATTTCATCAAATTTATCCAATGAGGAACAAAGCTGTTCAATTTCCTGCATTATCTCAACTGAGGTAATCGTATCTAACCATTGATACTCTTTGTTGATTTTGTTATCGATAAGCTTTTTTAGATTTTTCAATGCTGTTTTTACTGATTTCATTTTATTTCCTTAGTGGGAGTTATAAAGGTTTACGAAATAATCAATATAAAATCATAATCTATTATTTCAATGAATACAGTAAGTTATTTCCTATTACATCTAACCGCTTGCATTCAACAAGCGGTCAATTTTCATCAAAAACTTACAAGTAAACTTATAAGCTTTCAGTTCCTTTTGCTTGAGTAAAAATAAAGCCACGCATTAACGTGGCTTGAGGAAATGATTATGCAGCAGCTTTAGAAAGAGCTTTTAAACCGCTAGGGCTTTCCTTTACTGCTGTTTCTGTTTTTTTCAGGTGTGGCACACAATGCCCCACCTTTATGAACATACATCGGTGTGGCGGTGGTATCTTCTTCCGTAGATTTCTAGTCATAGTCAGTTCCTTTAAAACGGTTGTTTCTATATCATCATCAAAATTACCACCTTGTTGGCGTTCGTGATCGGCGTAGCCGTCCCATCCTTTTTGTTGAGATTGTTGTGGTTTTGGCTTACTCTGTGGCTCTTGTGCCCAGTTATTGCTATTACCACCTTGTGAGTTACCCAGCATTTGCAACTGGTCGGCAATAATTTCAGTGGTGTAGCGGTCTTGTCCGTTTTGGTCTTGCCATTTGCGAGTGCGAATTTTGCCTTCTACATAAACTTGCGAGCCTTTTTTGAGGTATTGCCCCATAATTTCGGCAAGTTTGCGAAAGACAATCACGCTGTGCCATTCGGTATTTTGCTTTTTCTCGCCAGTTTGCTTGTCAGTCCATTCTTCCGATGTGGCTACACTGATTCTTGCCACTGGATCGCCATTTTGCATTGTTCGCATTTCGGGGGCGTTACCTAAACGTCCGACAATGATGATTTTGTTAATTCCACTCATCGTTATTCTCCTTGGTGGTTAAACTCTCTTTTCGGTTTTCATAAGCCGTTTTGGCTTTAGCTTGTAATTCAGGCTCACTTTTTAAGGCGATGTAGGCTTGTTTGAATAAGGTTTGTAAGGCTTCAAGCGTTTCTGCTTTTTCGCAGTGAGTGATAAATTCCGCCAAAATATCTTGCGGTGTCCGTGCCGCGGTAAATTTTGGTAAATTTTGCGGCTGGCGTTCTTCCACCTGCCACGTTTCGGTTTGAATGATGAGCTGGTATTGCCACAAGCCGCTTTCTTCGCCTGCAAATTCTTCGCTCACCAAATGACAAGCGGTGCAATTTGTGGGGTGAAAACCCACGACAGCTAAGCGAAGTTGGTCGAGCATTTCCAATGCACCGGTGTCATCGTGTTGGCTGCGGGCAATGACCGTGAGGGCAATCAGCACTTTGCGGCGTTGTTGGATAATGTCAGTGCTATCAAGACTTTCAAATTTGGAGCCTGCATACTGCACCAACACTGCACCATATTGGTCGGTGAGGTTGTAGCGGTCTAGGTCATCAGGAAACAACTCGATGCTAAAACGCGTGGTCTTCTGTTCGATGTGGTTTCGGATGCTTTCCAAAATAGGTAAAGTGGCACTCATTGATGCTCCCTTAATAGCCCGACAAATCCAATTTCTGCTGGGCTTTAGTTTTGAATTTCAGTGCGGATGTCAAAGTGTCATCGCCATTCACGCCGATTTCCGTTAAGCCCAAATGCAATTTGCCGTCGGCAATACGTTCCAAATCTTTTAAGGCTTGGCTGTGGGTTTCTTTCACATTGTCAGGAAAGCCTTTGCCTTCAGGACGGCGTGAATACAACCAATAGCGAGCCAGTTGTAGGCAAATGTTACGCACAAGCGTTGGCACATCATTTAACGGTAGCAAATAACGTGAACGTAAATAGCCGTCCACCGTTTCGGTAGCGTATTCGCACGCCTTGTTTAATACGGCATAATCGACTTCCGTTGCTCTTGTGTTGTCATTAGAGAGCTGCGCAAGCACCGCTTCGCTCACCACTTCTGTTAAATCTTGTGCCTGAATGTACATTATTCTTTACCTTCGCCTTTGTTGTTTTTGTTTGCCTTTTCCGCTTCTTTGCTGGCTTTTTCTGCTTCCGCAAGACGAGCTTTTTCCGCCTCAGCTTCCGCCTGTTTGCGTTTTTCGTCTTCGGCTTCATCTAGCTTCACATAAAGCGAGATGCGTTCGGCTTCTTCATCAGTCAGTTCGAGCTTATCGCCTTGCTCGTAGCGTTGGTTGTTGTGGTAAATCGCCATAGTGCTGATGACGGCATAGAGTTTGGTTTTGTCCATTACTTTCTCCTAATGAAACGGTGTTACATTTTTACAAATCTCCCCTAACCCCTCTTTACTAAAGAGGGGGATTTTTTGGGGTTATAAGCAGCCTTTGATTAAGTAACCAGCCGATGCACCGAGCAAGTGCGGTTTGTGAATATCGGTGGTGCGAATGACTTCAAGCTTGCCACCGTTTTCTTTGTAGGTGTCCACAAATAAGCCACCTTGACGACGCACGGTGTAACCGTAAGATGGCTCGTAAACCGTGCCTTTGCGTTCAGTTGAACGTGGAGCAACATAGGCAAGCACAATGGCGTCAGACCAAATGTCTTTAAGTTGATTGCTTTCTTCATACACCGCTTCGCCGATTTTTACGGTATCAATGCCAATCAATTTGGCGAATACTTCGGGCGTTACAATCGCCACTTGTGAATACTTGAGTTTTTCAATGACAGCGGGGTGTTCTTTTAATGCTGCCCACACATCGCCTGCAATCACGCATACATTCGGCTTGCGACCAATCGCACGCTTCACGGCACGAATGCCCGTGTCGAACATCGCAAAGATGTCTGCTTGTTTGCTCGTGATTTTCGATGTACCGCTTAAGGTCACTTTGTTGCCTGCATCGTATTTGCTTTCATCAAGGGCAAGGGTTGCCACTTCTTTTTCACGCCCTAATGCAATCACATCTTGGGTGGTATTTAAGGCAAATTGACGGAGAGAGAAAATCGCTTCGTTTTCTTCACGGTAGTCGATGGCGTATTCCACATCGTGCTCTTCCAACGCCACGTCGATTGCCGTGATGTCTTCAGGATCTAAACGGTTTGACGTGCCGCGTAAGTTACGCACCGTACTTGGTAAGCGGAATGCAAGGCGACCGAATTTCGGAATTTTGCCCGCTTCTTTGTCGATTTCCACCGTTGGCATTAAGACTTCACCCACTAACTCAAGGTTGTGATAGCCTTGT